CAGAAGTTATACCACCAGAACCATCATCAGTAAGTAATTGATTGTTAGAACCAGATGTGTTTGCACCGCTATTTGCATCTACATATGCCTTAACACTTTGTTGTGTAGGTACATGGTCAGCACTATTAGAAGCCATATTGTCTTCATCTTTAGTTGGAAGTCTATCTATATCTACTGAACCAGTTAAATTACCAGCATCTAAGTAATGGCTACCTTGACTTCCATCTAGTGTGTCAGCGTCTAATCCGCTACCACTACCGTCATTACCAGAGTTCCAAGATTCTACTGTAGATGCTACTACATAATTAGCAGGTTGTGAAGTCACAGTATCGCTTTTAACTTCAATACTTCCGTCTGATATTATAGCGTGTGCAACTACTTCAGCAAAAGTTCCTACTTTAATATAGACATCTGTTTTAGTACCACTAACATCTACCTGAGCTACTTCTAAAACAACTTGTGATGATGCGTTAGAGTGGTTGTAATATAATAAATCATAATTATCATCATTGTTTAATTGCCCAATAATATATCCATAAGCTCCTAACACTCCGTCAGAATAACTTGTAGTTCTACCTGATAAATGTATAGAAAATCTTGTTGATTGTGTTCCAGTAACTGTTGCTATTTTTGCCCAAGTTGTAGAAGTACTACTAGTATTATTAACTGCTCTCCAAGTATATGAACGAGCATTGCCGTCAGATGTAATTCCACCAGTTGACTCAACAACTCCAGCAGTAGTAAATCCAGCAGCTGTTATTGTACCGCTGGTTGTATCATTGCCACTATTAATTAAAAAAGCATCATCTACATTTAAAGTGTCTCCACTTAAAGAAATATTTGTTCCTGCACTTAAATTAGTCTTAGATGAAATATCAATGGTTGGTATTCTTGCAGCATCAAATGTTCCAGAACCTATCTTACTTGCAGCTAAACTTGGTATTCTGTCTGCATCTATAGTACCTGTTAGATTAGCAGCATCTAAATAATGACTACCGTGTGCTCCGTCTAAAAGGTCTGCATCTAAACCACTTGTAGCACCATCTACTGTCTTTATTGCTGTTAATATTTCAGAAGCTGTTTGGTCTGCTGTAGCACTTGCTTCAATACCGTCTAACTTGCTATGGTCTGCATCTGTAAAATTGTTATCTGTAATGTCATTATTAAAAGCAGATAAATCTATTTCACTAGCTGCTTTTCTTGACTCCGTAGTTCCATTTTGTAAAATAAATTCTGTTGAACCAGATATATCTCCAGTCATATCTGTTAATTCACTAAAGTCTAAATCTAATGTTGCTGTTGTAGTTCCACCTCCACTAAGACCTGTTCCAGCTACTACATTAGTAACTGTACCAGAATTATTTGTAAAAGGTAAATCACTTACTGGTCCTATTTGAACAGCATTAGAATTTGATGCATCAAAAAATATTAAATGGTCACCTGTTGCTATTGTTTGAGCAACAGTAGAAAGTGCACTATAAGCTATGTCTACTGCATTAGAACTTACAGCCAAACTACTTGAACCTACTGCAAGAGTTACTGAACCTGAACTTGTAATTGCAGAGCCACCACCTGTTAGTCCGTCACCACCAGTAACTGTAACAGATGTAACCGTACCAGCGTTAGAAGTAAATCCTGAATCATTGTTAAAACCAGATAAATTAATATTACCTTTTGTAAGTTTTTTCTGAGCATCAGAACTATCTACTACTGCAAAAAAGTCTCCATCTCCGTCTGATGTTGATGTTGAAAGTTCAGATAAATCTACATCTATAGTTGGTGTAGCTCCCTCTCCACTATTGTTTTGTAGGTCAATTAAATTACCTGCAGTCAATGTGGCTACATAATTACCAGTTGTTTTTGTTCCTAATGCTACGCTATTATTAGCAATCGTTGTATCAATACTTACTGCTGCACTACCATCAAAACCTGCTCCTGGTGTTACACCTGTTATATCTCCAGTTAATGTTATATCTCTAGCATTTGCAAGCTTAGTTGCTGTTCCTGCATTACCTGTAACATTACCAGTTACATTACCTTCTAAATCTGCAACAAGTGTTGCTTTTGCATATCCTGTTCCTGATACATTAACTGTAGTTGTAGGTTCTGATTGTAAATCTTTAAATAATTTAAACTTACCACTATCATTAGCATCTCTAAATAAACCTGCATATAAATCTTGTGAACCTGATGTATCATATAGTCCATAAAAACCAATATCTAAAGAGTCTGAACTATTATTATCTTTTGCTAATTTTATTAATGGGTCTTGTACGACAATATTTTCTGCAGTAACTGTAACCACATCTCCATTTACTGTTAAATCTCCAGCAATAGTAACATCATCTGGTAAGCCAACAGTTATTGTTCCAGAACTTTCTCCAACAGTTACTTCATTTGAAGTTCCACTAAATGTAATTGTATTTCCTAAAGATATTGCAGTAGAGCTACTTCCATCTGCAACAGTAATACTACTTGCAGCTAATTTAGTAATAGCAATAGATGCATCTGAAGCAACTTGACTATCACTTATAGTGTCTAATACTGCCAAATTTCCTAAGCCTAAATTGCTTCTTGCTGTTGTTGTATTAGTTCCTCCAGTACCACCTCTAGCAATACTTAAAGTTCCTGTAGTTCCTGCGATAATAGGTAATCCTGTAGCATCTTGTAAGTCAAACGCAGGCGTTGCATCGCTAGCTCCTAAAGCCACACTTACTCCACCATAGCTTACAGATGTATTAGTTAAAGCTACATCATTAGCATTTACAGTAATTCCTGTACCAGCTCCTATGTTTAAAGTTGTGCTTGAACCTAAAGCAACCGAACCTCCGTTTATTAATCCTGCTCCAGCAGTTATTGTTACAGCAGATTCTTCTAGTTTACTTATTTGTATTTGAGCATCTGAAGCAACTTGAGAATCTGATATGCTACTAAGAGTAGCTAAAGTTCCTAAACCTAAACTTGTTCTTGCCGTGCTACCTGATTCGTATTGAAAAGCACCAGAGCCAGTAGCTACAATAAATTGACCATTAGAAGAAGCTGCTCCTAATGTATCTAAATCTTCTAAAACACCATCTACTGCTATAGTTAATGTTTCGTTTGAACTTTGATTAGTTGTAAAATCTCCTATTGCAGCTAAACCTGCACCAGGACTTAAAGTAATAGTTGCATTAGCAGGAGCAGCTATACCTGATATTTCTGAATCTACATAAGCTTTAATAGATTGTTGTGTGGCAAGTTTAGTATCACTATCAGAAGACATATCATTTTCATCTAAAATAGCAGTACCACTTACACCTGTATTTATAACAGGGCTTGTTAATGTTTTATTTGTTAATGTTTGTGAACCAGTAAGAGTTGTTACTGTAGAGTCTATGTTTAAGGTTATGTTACCACTAGCTCCACCTCCAGACAATCCTGTACCAGCAGTAATACCTGTTATGTCTGCATCTTCAGTAGAGCCTCCTATAATAAGATTTGTTACATCTCCTGTAGTTTGTACAACTGCTTGTTTTGATTTTTGCTGCTCAGCAAATACTTGTTCATAAACAACGCCATTTCTTTTTTCTTGTTTTACTAACTTACCATCTTCTAGGAATGANACTGATTCACCCTCTCTTAAATTTTGAGAAGATGGTCTAACTCTAAAGAATGAGTCAATGTTATTAACTCTATGTTCACCAGATTTTGGCATTATGAAGGTCTCTTATTAGTTAATCTAAAATCTATATTTATATCGTTTATAGCTATAGCTTCGCCTTCTTCGTCTGTTAATTCTAGAGCGATTGATTGACAATTTTGATTTATAGTATATGTTAGTGTATCAAATTGACCTAATTCATCTTCAGGCGTTGCAGTTGCTGCATTACCAAAAGAAGTACTACCATCTAAAGCATATTTTAGAGTTAAAGTATTTCCACTTCCAGCTCCTCCGTCATCTTTAGCTGTTACATACACTTTTTTAACTTTTTTGACTAAACCAGGATTACCAAAGTCTATATCTTTTGTTTGTAATACAATTTGTTTTGTACCAACATCTCCTGTTAAAAGTTTTACAGTTTTAGAATTACTACTTCCATATTCAAGATAATACAAACCATCAAAAGAAGGTAAGAAGTTTGATATACCAGAACTACCTATTGACTTTGTTAAGGTCCATCCTTTAGTAGCAAAATCATATACAAACACATCAGTATCTGCTGCTGCATCTTGTACTACATTTAATTGTTTGTATTTATTATTATATCCAATAGCTGGATTTTTTGTAGATTGGTTTGTTCTCCAAGTAGCATCATCTAAAAATAAACTAAGTTCTGTTGGTGCAGATGAACCAGAAAAAACATATACTCCATCATCATTAACCCAACAAACTCCAAATGGTGTTTTACATACTGATTCTTGTTGTCTACATCCCATACCATCGTACTCAGCTTCTAGAAACCATCCAGCATCAGATGTTGACGATACATTAATTATGTATAGTTTTTTCTGTTTAAATGCTAACAATCTGTTTCCTAAACTATGTAATGCTGTAAATGAATCACCATCACTAATTCCAATATCTAAGTAATAACTGTCTGGAAATGTAGCAAATCTATTTACTGGACTGTAGTAAACTCTGTCATCATATACTTTGTCATCTTTTCTTACATTGGCTACCCATGCTCTTCTAGCACATACTGTAGCTGCTTTAAAACCACCTTTTGTACCAAAGTCTATGCTTTTTTCATCTTGAGAGTAACCATTTATACTTTCGTAAGTATCTAATGAAGGNTTNACTACATCTATATCTACNNCTTGCATAAAGTCTGTATCAGCTACCGTAAGTTCAGTATAGTCTTCAAATAAATTAGTTCTTACTCCTCTTTGGTAATCAACATCTAAAAACAAAATCCATCTGCCATTACCGTCTTTTTTTCTTGTGTAAATTCTTACGCCTTTTTCATTCTTTCTAAAGTCAAATCCAGTGTCTTTTATTCTAAATCCTACATTGGTAAAATATGCACCTGATGTTATAGGAAACAAAGTTGATTGTGGAGCTTGTGGTAGCGTTTCATTATCTTGTAAATCAATTACTGTATGACAAAACTCATAAGAACCAGCTTCCCAACCACCACCAGTAACACTAATACTTGTTGTTGAAACTGTTTTAACTCTTACTCCACTTGCATGCTCTAAACCAGTAGGTGAATTTCCAAAAACATTTCTATCTACTAATAGTTGTAAAACTTTCTTATCTCCTCCTGAAGATAAATCTAAAGTATTAGTGCTTCTTACTCTCATAGCTTCACCATTTATATGTATAACTTCTCCTACAAGATTTGCTATTCCTCCAGTTGTTATACCACTATCAGCACCGTAGTTTAAACTAACAGAAGACATATCTTCTGGAGTTGTTAGTTTTAAATGTATTAATTTATCTGTAATAGATATATCAGCAGTAGGGTCTGGATTTGTTTCGTTAGGATTTGATGTAACTACTAAATAATTACTGCTTTCAGTGTTTTTAATAATCTCGGTAAATGACTGAGAATCTAATGTAGGGTCTGTCTGTAGCTTAACGCTAAACTCACCAATGCCTGGGTCAGTAAAGCTTGTACCTTTTGTTATAGCTTCAAACTGAGTGGCGCTTCTTTCTACTTTCATAGTAGTGTCTAAAAATCCTGTTACGTCTGTACCAAATCTAGATTCTTTTACATAAGGCATTCTTCTAGGTTCTACTGTAATACTTGAATCTACTGCAAGTTTATCAGATACATGAAGTACACCATCTACAAAATAATATACTGGCTGTACAGCTCCAGTTACTTGCATATCTATTTCAGCGTCTCCAGAGTCATCTGCTAAAACAAAATTACCTTCACTGTCAAAATCTCTTCTAAAAAATTGTATGGTAGTTTTGTCAGTAGAACCTTTATCTATAGGATAAGCTATTATTTGAGATTGCTGTGTTGCAGTGCCACTTGAATCTACATTAAATTGTGAGTTAAATATAAATGCTCCATTACCCTGCTGAGTATGAGTCATTGTTTCTGATGTGCCTCCACCAGGATTAGTAGTTTTTATAGAAGCATCTGAAGTTGCCTCTATAAGACCTTGATTTGATAAGAAAACATTGTCTGCTTTCTGGACCTGATTGGGTGCAATATCCCTAGGAGAGGACTTAGTATTAAGTCCTCCGCTAAAATCATTTAATTGTAATGACCTTCTAGGCATCTATTAACACCCACATCCACATTCACAGTTCATATTCTCTCCTTATTTTAGGGCTTTTTTAACTTCAGCCCAGATTTCATCATCTAATTTATTATCTGACCTTTTGATGAAATGGTCACCAAGTTTAATTAAAACAGCTTTTAAGATTTTTTCACTTAATAAACCTGTTAATAATTTACTGATTACTATGTTCATGTTATCTCCTATTTTTTAACATTTCCATCTTCTTCGTGCCTGTCTAATTCTAGAATTTGGATTATTTCTAGTTTTCGCAGAACTTCTTTTCAGTTGTCCTAATGACCTTGCACAATAAGACTTTCTTCTTTTAGCTGCTTTACTACCTTTTTTTACTTTACCAGTAACAGCAGTCTTTAATTTACTACCAGGGTTAGCTCTTCTGTAAGCAGCTACACCCTTCTTTGTCATTCCAGCACCTTTCTTTGTAGGTCTGTAATTCGCATTCTTGCCTTTAGTAGTTCTTCTTATAGCTTTAGCTTTTTTTCTTGTAGCCATTTTATCTTGGTTTTGCTATAACTTCAACGCCTGGTATTCTAGTTTGATTAGCTATTTTAATCATTTCGTTCATAGTATTAATTTTTTCTTGCTCATCTAAAAATTTTTCTATAGCATCAAAATCAATATTACCAGAACGAGTCAAAGGTAAACCTTTTTTATATCCAGTAAATGCTGCCCCATCTCTAGATTGTCCTTGGTCTAGTAAAAGCTGTTCAAGATTGCTTCTTCCTCTGCCATATCTTTGATATATACTATCTATAGTATCAAACATACCTGGAACGTTTTTATCTCCATAACGTCTCATACCTTCTAATGTAGCGTATTCTGATATACGTGAAGCATCTGAACGTAATGCTCCAAAACCTGTTGGAACTAGTCTGCCTGGTTGTGCAGGTCCTTGCCTTGTTGGTATATCAGAACCTTCAAAAGACTGATATTGCTCTCTTCCTAACAGTTTTCTAAGTTTATTAAGAAGTTTATTTACTTTGTTTTTATCTTTATTATTCATTGTATTTCTTTCTTTATTTTATTGAACACCTCTTGTTCATCAAATCTCATACTTATGCCAGGTTCATATCTCATAACCTCTTTACCTTCTTTTAAAATAATAATAGTAGGTACAACCTTAATATTCCATTCTTTTTGTATTACTGCACCAACAGTTTTATTATTTAAATCTATTTCACCTACATAACAAAGCTTAGCTAGTTTTTCTACCTTAACTCTGTTTGCGTGATTCCAAGATGCATTAACTTGTACTACTGCACATTTTTGCACATTAAGTCCTTGTATTGATGCAAAGTTATCTAAGTTGACTGACTGTGAGTGCAACCAAGATAGCGATGAGAATACTGTTAATACCAAGTATGATATAAATTTGTTGTTCATCTGTAAACCTCATTAGTTTTTATTCATATCAAGTAGCGTTTCTTGAATCATTCTTGTATCATCTTTAACAGAGTCTACCTTATCTTCAAGTTTGTCTACTTTTTCTTCTGTATTTAATATTGAATCACGAATCATTTGGTCTTTTAAATCATATTCCATACGTGAAACCTCTGGCTCTGGCAATTCTTTAGCAAGTTCTATTTCTGCCTGCAAAGAATACCACATACCTATAATCATACCTACAGTAACTAAGATACTAACACCTGTTTCTATAGATAATGTAAATTTAGTGTCTTTTCCTACTTCCATTTTTTTTACCTCATATTTGCTGGCACAATACCTCTTGTACCACCTGATTTATCGTTCTTCTTCATACCAAATTTTCTCAAACCTTCTTTATAGTTTGCTAAACACTGTTGTGCAGATGCCATTCTTATTTGTGCTATACCAGGGTTATCTTCCCTTGATGCTGCATCCATCAATGCTTTACCTTTAACGTAATCAATTAACAACGGCTGTAATACATTGTCAATATCAATAGTGCTACCAGAGCCCTGTATAGCAGTTACCTTATCTGGCTCTGCATAATATGATATTACCATACCATTAGTAATTTTATTATGCTCTTTGATAAGACCATTATCATCAAATTTAGAAACAGCAGCACCGTCACTATGAGAAGCAGCAGTAGAAGAATGACGACCTCTTACTACTGTAATAACATTAGTGCTTGTATTAATAGCTGTTACTCTTAATACCTCGCTTCCTACTTTAATCATATCATCTACAGATAGTGAATCTACGCTAGATAAAGTTACACTTGTTGTAGAATTATCTGATATAGCTGCTCCCAATGTAGTTAAAGATGTAACTGATGTAGCGTGTGTAGTTGCAGTAGTATCTCTGAAACCTCTTGTAACTGTCAACGTATTAGTTGAAATACTTTCTATTCTCATAATCTCATCATTGATTTGAATAATTTCATATTGAGATAATACAGACGCATCATCTATATCTATTGTAGTTTGTGTTGCATCTACAGATTCTGTTACTAAATTCTTTGTACTTCCATCTGTTTGCAAAGAATTTTGTATACTAAGTTGTACTGGTTTCAGTTTAGTTTCAGCAGTTTCTGATGTACCACCGTCACCTATATCAGTAGCTATTGCTATTCTATCTCCTTCAATCCACCATACAAATGATGTTGATGGGTTTTTATACGTACTGCTTACTGCTGCCATGTTATACCTCTGTCCATGTTGTCTTTGCTAATTCTTCTTTGTAAAACTGTTTTATTTCCTGATTTGTTAATCTAGGAATTTGTATATATTCACCTGCATCATTTTTAATAGCACATCTAAATACTTTGTTTACAGTAATTGCTCTGTCATCGTCTAAATTATACCACAACTGATTATGAACTAAATCAGTGTCTGCATATTCTACTTTTTGCAAAAATTGACCCATATCAATTAACGCTTCATTGATTAAGTTCAATACATAGTTTTCTGATACTCCAGGAACAGCCTGTAGCACTCTACTATAAATCTCTTTTGCTGTAAATTCTATTGCAGCCATTATAATGCTCCTTGTAGTGTTTGTATTTGTTCTTTATATTGTGCATCTATTACTTGGTATTGAGCAGTTAGTCCTGACACTAGCTCTACATCTTCAGCAACGTTTGCATCTGATATTCTTTTTTCTAAAGCATTTCTAGCTGCAAATAACACTACAGCATTTTCTGCTTCATCAGGAAAATTTGTTATAGAAGTATCATCATAAGTCAAACCTGAAAATGAAACGTCTATATTAACTAATGACATATCATTCGAAGAAGCACTTGTAGGAAATACCTGTAAAGTATCTCCATCCACCCAATAAGCAGGGTCACTACTAGAGGCTGCTTCCATATAACTAGAGTCAGTAACTCTTCCTTTTAATGAAGGAGAAATTTGTCTACAAGGCATAAGTTTAAAACCGTTGTTTTCATCTTTACGCATAACAGCAATTACTTTTTTACCTTCTACATCAATCGTATTCTCAAAAACAGTTGTTGAAGCTACTCTTTGTAGTTTAGTAGGACTTAAAACGTCTACAACTGCCCTAGCTCCTGCAACAAGCCAATCTGTTATATCAGCTTGGTCTGCACCAGTACCAATTCCAAATCCTGTCAATGCATCTATTCTGTTTTCAAAATCAGCCATTACTTACCTTGTCCTCTATACTTTTTCTTATAGTGTTTACTACTCATCTTATTTCCAAACTTTGTATTCACGCTTTGACCTTGTCTTGTCTTCTTCTTGCCATTTGTATGTCTGGCTTGTGGTCCAAAACTTGGTCTTGCCATTATGCTCTTTTCTTTCCATTTCTTTTTCTAGCAAATGTACGCACATTTGTAGGCTTTCCCCCTACTCCTTGCTTCTTTGCTCTCTTTCTTCTTACAGCACTTCTTTTCTGTGAAGCTGTCATACTTGCTGCTTTTGAGGCTGGTACACATTTAGGATATTTTCTTTTACTACCTTTGGCAGATTTACGACCACATTTTTTGTGACCTCCACCTTTTTTCTTAGAACCAATGTCTACCCAGTTCTCACTGAACCATTTCCTAAGTCCACCTCTGTAAGCCATTAATATCTACCACCACGTTTTTTATATTCTCTAACAAGCCAAGCATTAGCATACGCTGATGGGTAAACATCAAACTTACGCTTAGCTGCTGCTTTAACTCTAGAATATAGTGCCTTGTTTTTTGGTGTAGGCTTACTACTTCTTTTTTTTCTTTTTACTGACTTTCTTTTTCTTGCCATAAACTTTTTTCTTCATTCTTTTTGCGTACATTTTATCTCCCTATAATTTAATCCCACTTAATCAGTGAGTTCATCTTCTTTTCTCTTAACTTTGCATTTTTCTTTTTAGTTTGTTCTATATGGTCTCCCATACTTTTAGAACCAAAATCTATTTGGTCTTTTCTAATAGCTGTAGCCATAGGAGTATCTCTCATAACGAATTGCGTGCTCCACTTAGGTGGATGTGCACGCTTACCACAAGACCTGCAATTAAAATGACCTTCTGGATTAGGTGCAGTACAATGTTGACACTTAGCCATACTACATATAAGCTACTATGTAAGCAACTCTTGAGCTATCTAACTTTACTGTGTTTATTGAAATAATTGTATTATCTGTCAATGTAGCTAAAAATGTTTTAATTTCATTAGACAATGAACCACTACTACTGCTAGCTTTTACGCTAATGTTATTAATAATAACTTTTACTTCTGCTCCACTATAATTTGCCATTTTATTCTCCTATTATTTAAAATTCTTTTAAGCTTTTGGGAGAGCGTTTAAACGCCCTCCCCAGTAGCCTATACTGTTATTAGGTATTGCTTGATGAAGTATTAGCAGCAATGTCACTTACGTCGTGAGCACGCCCTTCTACTATCCAGTTATTACCATCAGAAACACATTTCATATAAACGTGTCCAATAGCAGCACCTGATGCAAATTCAAGCTCATCGTGTGATGAACCGTTAAATGCAACATTAGATGGTGTAGCTGTTTCAATGTCAGAAATACTTCCAACAAAGAAATCAGTTCCATCTTTAGCTTGAACAGTGATTTTTCCATCAAGAGCAGCGTTATTAATAAATTCGTAATATACTCCTTCATTATCAGCTGCTGCTGGTAAATTAACATCAACTGCACCACCAGTTGCTCCCATAACTACTAACGCACCACTCATGTCAGCAGTTAAAGCTCTTGGTGAAACACTGTTGTCAATTTTCACTAATTGTACTACTTGTTTATTAAAAGCAGCACTGTTTTGTTCTAGTACTCTTCCTTTAGCCATCTTATACTCCTTCCAAGTTGATTAAGTAATGAGATTCAGGTAAACATACCTCTAGACCTGCTTCAGTAAGAATCATGTCTTTTCTCAAGTCTTCATCTGCACCTTGTACATTTGTCATAACTTGAGTATCTCTGTTAACTCCATTACCAACTAATGGTCTGTAGTATAGTTTGCTCATATCAGCCATCAACATTAAACCAGATGAATGACCTCTGAATAGTGGCTCTTTTACTAAGTAAACAGAACCGTGTACAGTGTTAATCTCCATTAACTGGTGACCAAACGCTCCACCTAATTCATCCATATTAATCTGATATTGTGTTGATTCAGTTGATTTATCAACAAACGCACCATCACCCATTTTATTGAAGTAAGAAATAACTGGTAGAGAAGCTAATGCTAATCTTTCGTTACTTCCACCTCTTGCTGGGTCAAATAGTACTTCAAAGTCACCTAATAGTGAGTCATAAGTTAATTCAGCTTCGTCATAGGTTTTTGCGTATGCTTTACCTTGTTCATAAGTTAAAGCTGCATCTCCAGCTACGAATGAGCTGTTTTTAATAATATGTCCTACTAGACCTTCTGAATATTGAATGCCATCAATTCTAGCCTTTTGGTTGAAAAGCATAGCTCTTTCAATATCAATTTTGTGCTCTCTCATTTTCATAGCTAGCACTCTTTCAAATTCGTTAGAATATCCACGAAGTTGAGTTGCGTATGCAGTGTTTGTAACCTCAGCTGCTGTTTTGAAGATTTGAGTGTATCCAAATCCATCATCAATGCCTTCTGAGAATACGTCTGGTGAACCAGAACCTTCTGCGTATGCTGAACCAATGATTTGACATGGGTCATTATCTGCGATAGAATCTGAACCAGAAACACCTGATACTGAAATACATTTTGCTAAGAATGTAGTGTCAGCACCATTATCTGTTGGTGCATTTTCTACTCTTAATATTGCATTTCCATAACCCTGTGTGTCATCTCCACCACGAGTTCTAACTGCTATTACCATCCCTTTTACAAGAAAGTCTACAGATGCTGGTGATGATGCATTGTCATCTACGGTTACTGTGTAATTTGTACCTGCAGCTACAGTGCCTACAGCTCCATCAATAAAGAAGTTTCTACTTGTATAACTAATCTTTGACCTATCTTCAAGATAACGGAACAAAGAGTCGTCAGTAGGAAGTTTAGCTGTTTTTGATAAGTACACGAAGAATGGTGATTCTTCAGGTGCTAATTCAGCGATTCTGTCGCTGAAGTTAAACAGTCTTCTTTGGTCAGGAGCTACACCAGTGCCAGTAGCACCAGTTGCTGTAGTGGAAGCAGTCAAATTATTTGTCATAAGTTTTCCACTTGTTATTGCCATTTTATTTCCCCTTTACGTTTTATTTTTTAATACTGCCACGTATAGAACGAGTATTACCAGCTTTCATAATATTGGACCACATACTATCTTCATCAGATGCTTTAGGAGGTTGTCCACCTTGAACTAAACCAGCTGACTTAGGTTTTTGTTGTGTTCGCTTTACGCTTTCAATATTTTCATTTACTTGTGGTAAACCGTTTTTGTTTGTATTCCATACGTTAAACAGTGTCTCTAGAGGAAGTTGCTCTTTAGGTTTTGTAACAAAATCTACAAATTCGTTTGCATCAGCTTCAGACATCTTGTATTCAGTTTGTGCTCTTAATTTAAGAGTGTCCACTTGACGCTGTGCTTCTAAGCGACCCATATAGTCTCTCATTCTTGAGCTAACAGCATCATCAATCTCTTGTTGTCTTAATTGATACGATTTACTATTTGGATTTGTATACGCATCCCAAGGATTAAATTCCCCATCTTCTATTTGTATTTCTCTGTCCTGTCCTTTACCCCCTGTTAAGTGGTCTCTAACAACGTCTACCAGTTCAGGATTGTCCTGAAATAGCTGTGCTACTGGTTGTATTTTGTTTAACTCAGCCTGAGCTTTATCATACATAGACTGGAATTTACGCACCTCATCTTCTTGTGGTACGTCAGAACTCAAATCCTGCTGAATCTCAGACTCACTTAAGTCATTATTTTCAGAAGTTTCAGAACCTTCTAAAGTTTCATTTTCATTTATATATTCGTCACTCATTTTATTTTTCCTTCCGATGTTCTGTTTTAATCAAGAATATCTTGCGACAGTAATGAATTAAACTCAGACTTCACCTCTTCTTGTTGTTGACGTTTTCTTCTTTCTGTATCTACTTTCTGTTGAGCCTTTGTTCCAGTAACCACTTTATCAAGTTCAGATTTAAATTTCTGTACCTCAACACGTTTTCTGTCAGACATAGACTCTCTTTGGGCAGTTTGTAAATCACCAGAAAGAAGTTTTATTTGGTCTTGTAATTGTTTAATAATACCTTGCATTTGCTGTACTTCTCCAGTACGCTGCAGAACTCCTTCTTTATCAAAGATTTCTGTTTTCTTTAATGCTTCAGTTCTATCAATCAATCCTAGTTGATATGCTTCTAGATACATTTGATATTCAGCATGTTTATTGTTAGGCATTGTTGAGCCTGAAATAATACGAACATCAAATTGTCCTGCAGTTATATCGTTTTCTATTTTGACCAATTCTTTTGTTTTATCATCATACAATCTATTATTAATAGCAAACTGTGTAATATCATTGTTTGGTTGTACGATTCTAAATTTCTTTTCAAATGTGTAGTGTTCTTTAGACATTTGATATAAAACCTTCCCAAGCTGTTGCAATGCCATTTCAATGTCACGCAACTTTGAAGCACCACGACCTTCTCCCATTTGTGCTAGTAGCATTGTGCCACGAACACTTTGAGGTGCACCCTCTTTGAACCCCTGCAATAGTTCAGGAACTCCGAAGTTTAAGTCAATATAACGCTCTACTTGATTAATAAGAGCATAAAACTGACTTGTTAAAGGTTGTGGAGAAGGAAAATGTGGTTCTCCATAACTTGGGTCATATTCAATTACAGCATTAGGATTAGCCCAATCTTTCTCAAGTTGTGAAATACTTTCCACACTTCCTTGTGGTACTAATAATTTTAGACCAGCAGAAGTTTGAGCATGAGATAATGCAAGAGAGAATAACTTATTAAGCAATCTTTGCATATCTTTAACTTTATTCACATCTGATTTAGGATATGGTGTATTAGTCCATATATTTGGTATAGGAACGATAGGATAAGTATCAGTGTCCAATATAGTTTCATATAGAAGGACTTGCCCTAATGATGCTGTAACTTTAATTCTTGTTTGTGGTATTTCTACAAAAGCATAAGTATTATTGTTAAACTTAGCTTCATTGTCAGCCATAAATATTTGAAATGCTTCTGCACTCATAATTGTTTCAGTATTCTGTTGTTGGTCAGCTACTCTATAGTAAGGTACTCTTACTTTACTGAAACGTTCAATAATACGATAACGTTGTGCTATTGTACTTTCATAATCTTTATCTTCTACTTCAGCAGGTGTAAATATATTTTGTGAGTTCTTTTGCTGTGAGTCAGGGTAATCGTCATAATAGTCAGACATATTGTGTGTTTCAATATTAGGTAAAAACTCTTCTACATCTGGATATAAGTCTAATAACTGCTCTTTAGTTAAGATAGTAGACATTAAAATGTTTGCAGCATCTTTAAAATACCTGTCTCTAGAAGCAGGGTCTACGTACACTCTGAATGGATTTACGTGAGTAAACATAACTTCTCCTCTACCATAATCTGCTTCTGGTTCTGTGTATGCATAAAAGTAACCAATACCAGCAGTAGCATAATCGTGTACAGCTTGTTTGAAGTGATGCTGCCCATCTGATATATCATAGATATATTCTAATAATGTTCTCCAAACATTAGCTAACTTAGTATCTGAATCTTCTCTAGCTGTTACACCAAACTTTACAGGTCTTGATGTCATAAGAGATTTTAACTTATCTATAGCAGCATATATTCTATCAATAGTAAAGTCTGCTTGACCTACAGATTGTAATACTTCTGACTCTTCTTTTGTATAATGATTTCCTAGTGTAAAATCTATTGCGTCTCTAGCTTCAACATCCCAGTCTCTTCTAGCTTCTGCATAACGTTGAAAAATTTCTCTATTTTCTCTCGCTTTATCGTCTTCTTTGATTCGTGACATTATCTTACCTTCATTTGTTGTCTGCGTTTTCTATCTTCTTTAATAGCTTTTTGCTCTTTCATTAGACCTCTAGTTGGTAAATAATCTACTTTTCCTGCATCTCTTTGAGCATTATATTCTGCTCTTCTTAAATTTTCTGCGTCAACAGTGAATCTATCCATAAACTTTTTTGTTTTATCTTTGGTCTTTTTACCAAAGTTGTAAAGTCTTCTTCCTAAACCTTGTGTATCTATTTTCATGCTTTCTCCGTATACGGTTGTAAAAATTCTTTGTAGAACTCTTTGTTTCTACCTAATCTTCTTCTTTTACCCTCTGGGTCTCTAAATACTCTTTCATACTGCTTAAACCCAGGTCTTCCTGGGTCGTCTTCTAATACACCCTCTACATTGTTATGCATTAAGAATTTTGCAGTAGTTGGGAACTTTTTTAATCCCCCTAAGTTAAAACAGTAATCAGCTAAGGCATATTTCAGCCTATCATCCACATCAGACCATTTTCTATTTCTGCTTATACAGAAGTTTTTAGCTTTTACAACAGATAGTTGTGCTTCGTGTAATAAGAGGTCTTCTACCTCTCTTTCGCTCAAACCTGTTTTCTCATAAGTATTTTGTTCTTCAAGCGTTTTTAGCTTGTAGCCGTAACCAATAGTTTTAAGCCCACCTTCTGGTGAGTCATACGGATAAAACTTTTCCCCTACTTTATTTGCGTACCCTTCTACCCTTTTTAAGTAGTCAATGTATTTTTCTAATGTATAATCAGATACCATAACCCTGTTTAATTTAAAACAGCCTTTTAGCCGATTTCTCATATTTTTAATCCTGTCATCCAATTTATTTTTGTACGTGCTTGTGTTGGAAAATCATCTGGTCTTTCGTACTCATCATTCTTGATAACTCTACTTCTAGGTGCTTTAGCAAAAAAGTCTGCATAATACAATCCATCTAACAAGTCATCATTCTTTCCTTTAGGAAACTCAAAGATTTCATCAATTAGTTCTGAGTGTTCTTTTTTAATATACAGCTTCTTGCTGTTAATAATACTACCTAAAGCCATTTCTAACCTGTCTTCTTTTTTTATACCATGTGGTGGTCTTACTCCTTTATTAATACCAGGTAGTAATCTTTTTTCTTTACGTGCCATACGCTCTACCATATCACGCACCATTTCTTGTGCACCTACTGTTTCTACGGCACATCTACGTATTGGTGAGTATTTCTTAGCCATTTTTAATATTTCTTCTGGCATATCAAATGCTGGTATCTTATCGTGATAATAATCTATAACATATCTGTTTTTATCTGCATCCATACCCATTACTACAATAACTTGATAGTCAGAGGTACTAGATGCTGTGTGTGCTAAGTCAACACCCATGTAAGTATAAATAGGTATCATTTCTTTATCGTCTTTTAAGTAAGTAAACTGTCCATCTGTATGAAACTCATAATTATGGTAATGTATGTTATCCATCTTGAAAGAGGCTGAAGCAGCATCTCTAGCATCGTTTAGATACTCTTGAGCAAACTTATCTACTTTACCTGCCTCTATGTATTCTTTTCTTTTTTGATTTAACTTAGATAGTGGAAACTGTTCTTCCCATGCTGGTTTACCATCTTCTATAGCACGAATAAAGGTTACATCCCATGGATATTTCTTTTTAGCTTTTTCTGAATCTTTCCATCCATCTACAATGTTTTGTAAGAATGCATCATAATGTACAATCGTACCAGATAGCCATATCCATCCTTCTTTACCAGGACTTTCTTCTAGTGATGGATATACTGTAGACACAATCCATTGTTTAATCTCATCTCTACGTATAGCAGTCTTTGTGTTTAACTCTGATTCAAAGTCATCTAGTATGATACCTGTATAACGTGTATCTACCTCAGCACGACCTCTAAGACGTTGTGAAGTACCTTTTGCTATAATACGATGTCCTTTTGTTGTAATTAAGTCTTTTTCTGTCCATCTCTTACCTACATCACCTCCACATAGGTTGCCAAAGTAATATCTAATAGCTTGATTTGTTTCTAAATGTGAACGTATATACTTTACGTGGTCAATAGACTGACCTTGTTCTTCAGCTACCCAAGCCATAAACATAGATTGGTCTTCTGGTGTAAAGCACAGCTTATGCATGATTGCTGCCTTCATTAATACTGATTTTCCAAAACCTCTTGGAAGCACATTACAAATACGTGCTCCAGGTTTTGTACTAATTAATTTTTTACCAAGGTCGTAGTGAAAAGGAGGGGAAGCTGATTTATGTAAAAAATCATTTGGTAAAAACAACTTACCAAACAGTATTAAATCTTTAGAGGCTTTATGTAACAGCACCTCCTTATCAGATAAACTAAGCTTTTCCATTATTCTCTATAAATTCCTTACTAAACCCTATTAAGTCCATATCTTCATCATACATACAAAGACACGCACAATCAACAGTAATATACTTATCCATAGGGATATTCATGATAGTATTTAACAAAAAGTCACTATACGTTATCGGCGACTTCTTAATCTTCACTTTCCTCTCGCACATCTGGCAGTTGAGGTATTTCTCGTTCTTGGCTTGCAATTTTTTTGACATCTTTCCCTTCCAATGCTGCTAGTTGTTCAGGGCTAAAACCCTTAAACAATGCGATAGATTCAGTTTTTTGTTCTTTCTTACCTAGTAACCCAGATATTTCCATCAACATCTTTAGCGACGAAATCTTATCGCTATCTCTTGCTTCAATATTATCTACAATCTCTTTTGTCTTTAGCAGTAGATACTCTGGTGTTATCTCTGTTTTTTCTAATATTTTTTGTATTTCTTTGTCAATCAAGGTTTTTATCCTTTCTGTTTTTAATAACATACTACTTTGTTCTTTAATATATTGCTCAGACTTAGATTGAGGATAAGCTTGTTTAAACGCTTCTATTATCCCATCTCCCTTCGCAACATACTTTGCAAACAAAAATTCTTTCTTTGTAGGCTTCTCACGTTCTTTAAATACAGTATTAGAGTTTTTACCACTAAACTTGTATATACTTTGTCGTAGTTCGCCTTCCATTTTTATGGTAGGAGCACAGTTAAACATTCCAATCGCAGTGCGTACATATCGTTGATTGTTAATAACCCCACGTTCTAACACCTCACAAACCTGCCCATCATCTGTTAAGGTCCATGAACTAACTGGAGCGTTTCGCCAATCTTCTAGTACGTCTTGTAATGGCATAGCCTGCCTGAGCTCGTTGATATTGTCATATACAATGTGCTCCTGACCTTTTATAGTTCTTTTCTTCATTTACGGTGTACGATGTATTCTGGGTTTTTATCACTTAAACGCACTTCTACCCATCCTTTTGTTTGTGGTTCAAACATAGCATAGCGTGCATATTCAGCATATCCTATAAAAGAACCCCCACGCACAAACCATTGTCTTCTTACTTCTTCGCTATCTTGCATAATTTCAAAAGAATCTACTGGTTTTGCGTATAATTGGTGGTTATGCCCCAAATAATACATATCAGCGTCTGGAAATATGTTTCTAAGTCTAGTTAGCTCCATATCTCCGTTCTTAGCACCACTTTTTCCATGTCCACTTGCAAATGTGAAGCGATTATGCTTGTAATTAATCACTGCATACCCTGGAAATGGGTAATATGGTACTTCAAGGTCGTCACATAGCACACGAATTATATCAATTCCTGCTAATCTAACAGAACGTAGCGTATCATGATTACCTCCACGTAGAAATACACACTTATTCATGATAGGTCTTATCATTTGTACAAATTGAGCGTACTGTTCGTTGTTATCAAACAACTGGTCGCCCTCTGGTATATGGTAATTAGGTGGTATAAACTCTAACATATCACCATTTCCGAACCAAAGTGCATTTGGGTCTTCATCTATCATCTGTACTGCTTTTAAAAACAGACTTCTATCAAAGACTTTACTACCTACGTGTATGTCAGTAAGACAATGTAGGTTTACTTTAGCCTTTTTTGTATTGTGTTCTAATATTTTACCTGGATTAATCATTCTGTTCTCCGTTTTCTGAGTCATATTGTTTACTGTACATAGTGTAACTCAGCAATATTACACTATAATTTATTAAATCAAGCATTGTGTCTTCTACCTTTTCTTCATTCACAGCTCTTTCGCCATTTCTTTTCAAGAGATTGGAGATTCTAGCTATTTTATCAGAGATGCGAACAAGAATGCCAGTTGGTGCATCACATATTTTCAATGCTTCAACCATTTCAAAGTTAGAAAACGGTTCTTTTACTTGTGCATAGTCTATATTTTTATCATCACATAGTGCTTTTGCTTTTTTGATTATTGCATCATAATTAGGAATCATATTTTCCTCCTGCTTTTTTCCATAAGTATTCACCAAAACCCAGTTGGTACAAACTATTAGATAATACTTGTATTTGCGTTTCAGTCATGTCTAAACTAGTTCCGTGTGTAATACCATGTAATACTTCATGTATTAACACTTCTAGTAGTTTACTATCTTTCATTTCGTGTTCTAGTACTATTTCACAGTTACGCATAGAAATAGCACCTAGTATTTCTGATTCATCTGAACCTAGGTCTACTTTAGCACCAGATATAAAACGAATCGTATACTCGTGACCGTTTATAGGTAGCTTCATTGTTTTATTTTTTATCTTCTTTAGTTTTTTCAACTTTAGCTCCCTTTATTTCGTCTTGTAAAAATTTATTAAATTTATCTGTATCTTTTTTCATTTTAATATATTTATTAATGACTGATTCTATTAACATCGTTTTCTCATGTAGTTTAAATATATCCTGTCTAATGAGAGCTATATGATACAGTATATCTTTTTTAGTTGGTTTTTTTGGTTTTTTTATTGGCATTCTTTTTATCCTTTCTAAAGATTTTATCCCAGCGTTCTTCGTATTCTTTTCTAGATATAGATGTAGGTCTTGGTTTATCGCCTTTACCTGCTCCATTCGGTCCTTTGAACATATTAAAGCTTAAACCTATAGATTGGAAAAAGTCAAGAAAAAAATTATAATATTTTTTACACCCTTAATTACTTTGTACTTGACATCTGCCGTTTTTTTTGTTAACTTTAGTTAGGATAACTGTACAAACCTACTAGCTAGTATAGTTATATAGTTAGCCGTTCTCGTAAGTCTAGCAATATCAACACTTCCAGACACAATACAAACTAAAAAAATAGCCCAAGTTTGTGTGAGGTTCTTTTTTTTAAATCAGACCCCCAGTCTTTTT